TAGCATGACAATTGAAACACCTGAATTTCAGGGAACACATTTATGGAATAGATTACACTGGGCTAAAGATAATTTAGAAGGTGTACAAAGTGATTATAGAGTAGTATGGGAAGATCCTGAAGAACCGGATGCACCTGCAAAAGTTACGGTGCCGGATCCAAACTGGTTGGCATGTGCTTTACAAGGTGGTATACTTCCACCAGTAGAAGTTTATTGGGCTTTGGCTGAAGATGAAGCAAAACCTGATTTTAAGAAACATACTCGAGGTTACCTACTACATAATACGAAACCAGTTGATAAGATGACCGAGGAACAAGCAATTGAATACTTAATCATGAAAGACATACCACAAAGAGTGTGGAGAAACTATGAAAAAGCTAATCGCAAGAGATTAGTAATTTGTAAGAAACAAAATCTACCAAGTCATAGAACGTGGCGTAACGCTTGGAAGATTAATCAAGAAGTAGCATAAGGAGAGAAAGATGACTACAATGATTCAAGATAAAGACGGTAAAACCGCTGCAGTACCGTCAATCATGCCTTCTGATAGACATTTTAGAAACGCATGGGTTTTTAATGAAGATGCAAGTGCAATATCTGAAGACTTAACTGCAGCAAAAGTAATATTTAAAGATAAGATAAGAGAAGTAAGAGCACCTTTACTTGAAGCTGAAGATGTTGTGTATATGAAAGCTTTAGAAGCTGATGATGCAACTGCAAAAGCAGCAAGTGTAGCTAAGAAGAAGAAACTTAGAGATGCTCCTGCAGCTTCTGCAATTACAAACGCAATTAACATTACAGCATTAAAAGCAGCATGGGATGAAGATGTTTTAGGAACGAGTCCTTATAAATAGAATAAAAAAGGATTTAAAATGGCAGTTCCAAATTCACGTGCAGCTCTTATTGATTATGCGAAGCGTAAGCTTGGCGAACCTGTAATAGAAGTTAACGTAGACGAAGATCAAGTCGAAGATCGTGTCGACGAAGCGCTACAGTATTATCAAGAGTTTCATTCTGATGCCACAGTACGAACTTATTTAAAACATCAGATAACTGCAACTGATGTTGCTAACGAGTATATATCGCTATCAAGTAATATATTATTTGTATCAAAGATGTTTCCTTTAACGAGTTCATTTAATAATTCAAGAAACTTTTTTGATATCAAGTATCAAATGATGCTGAATGACATAGCAGACTTGATGAACTTTGCAGGAGACCTTGCGTATTATGAACAAATGCAGCAATATCTTTCTCTACTAGACATGAAATTAAATGGTCATCCACAAGTTCAGTTTGCAAGAAGGCAGAATCGTTTGTATATATTTGGTGATTTTGCTGATGGTGATATTAAGGAAGGTGACTTTATAGTTGCTGAAGTTTATTCTGTTATAGACCCTAGCACACACACTTCTGTATTTAATGATATGTTTGTTAAAGAATACACGACAGCTTTAATTAAACAACAATGGGGTACTAACTTGATTAAGTTTGAAGGAATGCAATTACCAGGAGGAGTCGTTTTAAATGGAAGACAAATATATGATGACGCAACAGGAGAGATTGAAAGACTAAGAGAAAATTTAAGAATAGAGCAAGAACTTCCACCAGACTTTTTTGTAGGATGACATGGCAACAAATTTATACTTCAACCAAAAAGCACGTTCTGAACAGCTGCTTTATGAAGACATAGTAATAGAATCACTAAAGACTTACGGTCAAGATGTTTATTATCTACCAAGAGATTTAGTTAACGAAGATAGTATACTTGGTGACGATCCTGTATCAAGTTTTAATTCATCTTATATACTTGAAATGTATATCGAAAACATTGAAGGTTTCGATGGTGAAGGGGACCTGTTTACAAGATTTGGTGTAGAGATAAGAGACGAAGCAACTTTTATAGTATCAAGAAGAAGATGGCGTGATACTGTTGCAAGATATGATAACGAAATAACTGTAGACAGGCCAAAAGAAGGTGACTTGATATATTTACCAATGTCACAATCTATGTTTCAAATCACACACGTAGAGCACGAACAACCTTTTTATCAACTACAAAACTTACCTGTATTTAAATTAAGATGTCAGTTATTCGAATATACTGGAGAAGATTTAGATACTGGAGTAGAAACAATTGATGATATTGAATCAAGATACGCTTACAAATATATACTTACTTTGAATAATGAAAGAGATAGCGCACAGGCGAGTGGTACAATAACAGGTGGACAATTTACTGCAGTTACTATAACTGATAGTGGTAATAACTACTTCTTTGCACCAACTGTTACAATAGAAGACGAAAACGGAGTAGGTGCTGCAATAACAGCAACAGTTGACAGTAATAACGGTAAAGTTAATTCATTAACAATAACAAACCCTGGTACTGGATATACATCATCGCCTATAATTAGATTTACTGATCCACAACCAACTGTGTTTACCGTAGGTGAAACTATTACAAGTCCAAGTGGTGATACACTAATGAGAGCTGAAGTTGCAAAATACTCAGACTCTGATGATAAGATTCATCTCATACATGCAGGTGCTGATGACGGTAAGTATCATACGTTTGCGGTAGGAAAGAAAGTAGTAGGACTTAAATCAAATGCTGGTGGAGTAATAACACTTGTTGTAGAGGATAATCAATTATCTGAGAACGAACAAAACACAGACTTTTCTACTGGAACTGACTTTATAGATTTTTCAGAAACTAACCCATTTGGAGATGTGAGTAACAACTAATGTTTGGTGGACACTTTTATCACGAAAAAACAAAAAAAGCAGTTGCATTATTTGGTAGACTGTTTAATAACTTATACGTAATTCGTAAAAATTCAAGTGGTGCAGTAATAAGCCAAGTTAAAGTTCCTCTTTCATATGCACCAAAAAATAAATTTTTAGAAAGAATTAGAGAAAATCCTGATTTACAAAATGACACAAAGGTTTCAATAAAGTTACCAAGAATGTCGTTTGAGATAACAGCAATAACATATGATGCTACGAGACAGTTAGCTAAGATTGGAAACTTTACAACAACGGCATCAGATGGTTCTGTTACTAAGAGACAAAAGTTTTTTAATCCTGTTCCATATAATATTAATTTTCAATTAAACGCGTATGCAAAGTCACAAGACGACGCTTTACAAATTGTTGAACAAATATTGCCAACTTTTAATCCACAATATGCTCTAACTATAAAACCTTTCCAAACAGAGTTTCCAGAATTTAAAGAAGACATACAGGTAATTATAAATGGTGTATCTTTTTCTGACGATTTTGAAGGAGCGATGGAACAACGAAGAACAATAATATACAGCATGGACTTTGAGATGAAGTTAAGTTATCATGGTCCAATAGCTGATAACGCTATAATTAGAGATACAAGAACTAAATTTTTTGATATCAAGGCAGGTCTTAATGATTCTGATATTGGTCTCGAAACAATAGTAGTTACTCCAAATCCCACAGACGTATTTGGTTCTGATGATAGTACATACGGATTTACAACAACAATTTTAGATAGTGCAAGCTAATGTTTGAATATAAATGCAAATTAGTAAGAGTAATAGACGGTGATACAGTCGATATTGATATTGACTTAGGGTTTGGTGTCTGGTTAAGGAAACAAAGAATTAGAATGTATGGAATTGATACACCTGAATCAAGAACGCGCGATCTTGAAGAAAAGAAATACGGATTAGCAGCTAAAGAATTTTTACAAAAATGGACCGGTGCCGGTGAACTAACAATAAAAACACACAAGGATGCAAAAGGCAAGTTTGGTAGAATACTTGGTGAACTTTGGACATTTGATACAAATATAAACGAAAAAATGATTGAACGACATCATGCTGTAAGATATCATGGTCAATCAAAAAAAGAGATTCAAGAAGAACATATTAAGAATCGTGAATTAGTAGAGTTATGAGTAATAAAGATATTGAAAAGTTTCTTCCGCCTGAAGAAAAAAATGTAGATAACGACTATAAGTATTCACGTGACACTTATTATGAGTTAGTCGAAAAAGGAAAAGAGAGCTTAGAACTTATGATTGAAGTTGCTAGGGAGAGTGAACACCCTAGAGCGTTTGAAGTTTTATCGGGTATGATTAAAAATATATCTGATGTTAATGATAGATTAATGGACTTAAACAAAAAGAAAAAAGACTTAGACAAAAAAGAAGAGATACAAAAAATAGCAAATACAACAAATAATCTTTTTGTAGGTTCAACTACAGAACTTCAAAAACTTTTGAAAAAAGATATTATTGATGTCACGCCAAAACCAGAATGAGAATTATCTCGGCAATCCAAACATAAAGAAAGACGGAATTGTTACTAACTTCACTGAAGAACAAGTGAAGGAGTACGCTTTGTGTATGAAAGATCCTGTATATTTTATAGAAACATATGCAAAGATTATTTCTTTAGATGCTGGATTAGTACAATTTAAATTATATCCTTATCAGAAACAAATGTTTAAAAAGTTTCAAGAGAATAGATTTAACGTTGTACTTGCATGTAGGCAATCTGGTAAATCAGTTTCGGCTTGTGGTTACTTGCTTTGGTCAGCAATATTCTCACCAGAAAAAACAGTTGCAGTGTTGGCAAACAAAGGTGCAACTGCTAGAGAAATGTTAGCAAGAATAACGATTATGTTAGAGAATATTCCTTTCTTTCTACAACCAGGTGTAAAGGCACTAAACAAATCAAATATAGACTTTAGTAACAATAGTAGGATTATTGCTGCAGCTACAACCGGTCAATCAATAAGAGGACTATCAGTTAATTTATTATATCTTGATGAGTTTGCTTTTGTAGAAAGAGCTGCTGAGTTTTACACATCGACATATCCTGTAATATCTTCAGGTACTGATACAAAGATTATAGTTACTTCGACAGCAAACGGTATAGGTAACACGTTTCATAAGATATGGGAAGGTGCTATACAAGGCGTAAACGAATACAGTCACTTTAGAGTTGATTGGAGTGATGTACCAGGAAGAGATGAAAAATGGAAAGAAGAAACTATAAACAATACTTCACAGATACAGTTTGATCAAGAGTTTGGAAATACATTTTTTGGTACAGGTAACACATTAGTAAATGCACAGACACTTTTAGATTTAAGAGCAAAACCGCCACTTAAGATGAGAGAAAATGGTGACTTATTGGTATATAAAGAGCCTGTAAAAAATCACGATTATATATTAGTTGCAGATGTTTCAAAGGGAAGAGGACAGGACTATTCTACATTTTCTTTAATCGATATTAACGTTCGTCCTTTTGAGCAGGTAGTTGTGTATCGCAATAATACTATCTCTCCATTACTCTTCCCTAATATTATATATAAGTATGCTAATGTCTACAACAAGGCTTATTGTATAGTTGAATCAAATGACCAAGGTACTGTAGTATGTAACGGTTTATATTATGATTTAGAATATGAGAATGTTCATGTTGAATCTGCAATTAAAGCTAATGCTGTTGGAGTAGATATAAATAGAAAATCTAAGAGACTTGGTTGTTCTGCATTAAAAGACTTACTTGAAAATAATAAACTTAAAATAGTAGATGAACAAACAATATTAGAAATATCTACATTTGAAGCAAAAGGACAAACATATCAGGCTTCTACAGGTAACCATGATGATTTAGTAATGAATCTTGTGATGTTTGGTTATTTTGTTTCAACAGCTTACTTTAATAATTTAACTGATATTAATATTAAAGAAATGATATTCAATCAGAAATTAAAAGAAATAGAAGAAGACATTGTACCTTTTGGATTTATAGATGACGGTGAAGAACAGATAAGAAAGCTTGAAGTTACAGAAGAACATCCATGGGCTATTGAACACGATAAAAACTTGTAAAAGTATAAATAGTGGTAAGATTGAATATTCGTATAATGACAACTTATAATTAGAGGAATAAAAAAATGGCACTCTCAAATCCATCCGAATCACCAGCGGTTGTCGTCAGAGAAATTGACTTAACTGGAGGTGTGCCTAATGTCCAGTCAACTACAGGCGCAACAATCATTAATTCAAGATGGGGTACTGTAGAAGAAAGAGTAAGAGTAAGCGATGAAGCAGACTTGGTAGATAAGTTTGCATCACCAGACTCTGCAACATCTATATCTTTTCATAGAGCTTCTTTCTTTTTAAGATACTCAAACGCTTTAGAACTCGTAAGAGTAATTGATGGTACCGCTAAAAACGCACGTTCGACTACAGGTCAAACTGCTGCTGATAGTGACAGTACGTTGCCGGCAGAAGTTGTAAAGAATTCAGCAGACTTTGATGCTCAATTATCAGCATTAGACTCTGACTCACATACTTTTGTAGCAAAGTATCCTGGAGCATTAGGAAATAGTTTACAAGTATCAATATGTCCACAATCTGCAAATGATTCTGCATTTAATCAATGGGCATATAAAAACGAATTTGATGCTGCACCTGGCACATCAGATTTTGCAACAAAGAACAACGCAACGAATGATGAAGTACACGTTGCGATAATAGACAAACAAGGTAAGTTTACAGGAACACAAGGTACCTTACTAGAAAGATATGCTTTCTTATCACTTGGTAAGAACGCTAAAACTACTGCAGGTTCAAATATCTTTGT